GTTAGCTCTCCACGACTCTCATATCGAGAGCCGTCCATGCCGTCTTTATTGTCGAGGCAGACGGCCTGCCTGCACGCCGCAAATGGTCCCTGTCGATGAATGGCAACTCATCGCGTTTAAGGAACCACTTCATGAGCGCTCCGTAGTCCTCCAAGACATCTTGGGGAAGACGGTCAGTCTTGATACAAGCCTTAAGCATAGGCTTGTGCAGACTAGGATGGATTCGGTCTCCCATGACGGGATCCCAAGTCCAGCGCCCCAGAGCGGGATGGCCTCTAGGTATCTCCGGATACACTGGCAGGAATTTCGCCAGCATATCGTCAAGATACTTGACTGGGCGTTCGAAACCGGCCTCGAAGAGGAGGTTTCTGAACGCAACAGTCGAGACTATCTCGTCGACGTGCTTCCGTGAGGTTGGGAAACGACGACGCATTCTCACTGGTGTTATTGGTGAGCCTGCGTAGTAGTCTCCGCCACAAGACTCTCTGAACTTTCCAGTCCAGAAAGACTTGTCATGATTCACTTTAAGCCCGAAGGCTTCAAGTGTATCAATCACGGAACCAACCGTGTCTACAGGGACGATGATATCGTCACCGTAGACGCGCACCTGACCAACAAGCTTTCTGACGAAAGCCTTGGTCATCCGGCGCTTGAGCGCTCGCTCGATGCCGAGGAATACTAGACTGGTGAAGACCAGTCCCTCGACGTCGAAGCAGAGTGCTGAACCCATGGACGCGAACTTGGCCAGGCGTTTTACGCCATGACCAGGTACATCAGCCTTCCTTGACCTTGTAGCTTGAACCGCCCCAGACAAATGAGGGTGGTTCGAGAAGAGGGCAAGTACGAGCTGGTTCGAGACACGATCGGAGGCTTCACTCAAATCGAGTGTAGCTAGATCCCCGATGAGGGATCCTCTCTTCGCCAGTTCCCGGTTGGGAATCTGTGACGAGTTTCCGAGAAGAGATGACAGGAGCTTATCCCCGTTAATCTCTTCCACTATCGCAAGGTGAAGAGCCTGCTGCGTGTATTGCATGCACGCAGGCTCCACCGCGATGATGCGAGGTGTCTTTTGCGTCTTCGGGACCGTGATAACCCTGACGGGTATCTCGTCCCGAGGTTCGAGGACGTCGATCGTGGGGAAGGATTGATACCAACCCCAATTTGGAAAGAGGTTTTCTCCCAAAGGGAAAAACTCTTCCAGCCGCTCCGTCCACACCTTTTGGGTGTATTTGGAGTTGGCGGTCAGCTTCTCAGCTGTCGCGCCAGGCCCATGCTTGGGGAGAAGTTCACCTTCGTAGACATCTCTGTCTACGCGTGTGAATATCTCGCTGTAAAGCATGGAACTGATGCGCTTGAAGTCCTGGAGATCATCCGGACTTCTAAGCGCGTCAAACGATCTGACATCCTGCTCACACTGGATATAACCCTCGATCGCCTTCTTTACCCGCTCATCTGAGCAGATATCGAAGAATTTTCCAAACATCGAGCAGAACTGATGGATGGAAAATATTGCATCGATCGAGGGAGAATCCAGCAAGCGACCAGACTTGCGCGAGAACACTAGATCGAGAAAACCCCCAAGGAATTGAGGGAGCTCTCCATGTTTCTTGAAACCAAGAAACATGCTGCGGTCGACGAAGCCTAGGTCCAGACTTTTTTGGAAGTCTTTGCCAAACTTCGACAGCGTAATCGTATAGAACGATTCGCCTTCGTGTTCTGCGCGAGCCGTGACTGTTTTGCAGTCGCGACCGGTGCTGATGTGACAGCGGTCCCCCAAGTCTTGGAGGACCAGATGCGAGAATGCAATCAGGCTTTTCACAGTGGCTCCTAACAGAGCTCAGATGATCCTGGCCATGATTGAGATCTCTCCTACACATGGAGCAAGTGGTGGCGACACCACTGGCAAAATGGGCAGGTACAGACAGTGCGCTCCTGAATCGCTACGGTGTGTGACTCGTCCCGGGAAGGGGCAGAGTCCGCAACGGAATCAGGAATAGAACCTAGAAGGATAGCATCCTTGTAGGTTGCGTCGCAGTTCTGAGGGTAGAATAGAGCCTGTAAGGCCCATTCATCAGAGTCATCGATCCAGCCCGTGGGTTGTACCCACGGACCGTTGATGAGCTCACCCATCAGTTCTCGCCGCCGAGCGCCTTTCCGACATTGGTGCCGGAAAGCCAGGCCACAAGGCCGGCCACGACCGCCTGAGATTCCGCTACAGTGTAGCCAACGACGGGAGTATCGAAGACGACGTAAGCCGTCATCGAATACTTCGCGTTAGCTGCAGTGAGCGGGTCCGCGGCGATCTTGGAGTGCTCGAGCCGGACCGTACGCCGGTACCGCTTACCAGTCTGGTGAGCGATACTGAGCTTGACGGTGCCGTCAGCAGTGGAGAAAGCTCCGCTGTTGACGCCAGAGCTAATTCGCGGAAGCGAGTTAGCAGTTCCGGAAATGGTGACTGTCTGAGGATCAGAGTATGCCATGGCAGCATCCTTCGACTTGTGGATATTCAATTGTGATATCCAATTGTGCCCTCTATCAGACGATAGAGGGGTTGAAGCTGCTGCAGTGACCAGCTACAGCGTCTTGGGCGCTCGGGTGATACCGAGCGCGGCAAGAATGGCCCATTGTTTCGGAGAGAAATCCGAAATGCTGAGGCCGAACCCATAGGGAGTCGCCCTAACTCGTTCCTTGGTCTCTCGACCAAGGGCAAGCGAGATAGGGCCGGTTTCGACGCCTGTTGTAAAACGGGCGCCGTCCGGGATGATGTAACGGTTGATGTCCCTTGTATGGGCCATCAAGTATCCGTATCTCATCACGAGACCGTCGGATGACAGGTAAGTAGCGTTGGTAAGTACATCACCAACGGTTCCTCCCCAGTCAGCCATCCAACTCCACGGAGCTAGGTTCCAGAGCGTCTCGGGCGTAACCCGAGTTCCGAGCAGGATGTTTGCTTTCTGCTCGAAAGCTTCCAGTTTGTCGCTGAAGGTTTTCCCTTCAATGACAGCGTACTGGAAGGCACCAGAGAACGAATAAGAACGCGTTCTCAGTTGCTCTAGATACAGCTCCCTTGCAGGGCGGCCGCCTCTACTAATCGTAAAGGCTGCCGTCATGTTCGACGATGTGTTGAAGTAGACTAATCCAGGAGCAGTGCCCATGATGTTGGCACTCAACGGGATGTCGTCTACGATCGTAGGAAATGAGAATTTCCTCCGAACAACACGCCCACCATCTCGCTCGAATTGACGTATGATCCGGCTTGCGTTTAGCAGCTGGTGCGTCGCCTTCTTTAGATCACTGATGAGCGGTTTCCACCCAAACTCGATATTCAAGTATTCGCCCCCTGCGGAGCGAACCTTGTCATTTCGAGATTTGAGCGTAGACAGCCCCAGAATCGCGGGAAGGCCCTCGGTAAGTTCTCCGAGGAAAGTCGAGAGCGAGAACCCAGGTTGAGTAGGGATAACGTTGGCGATCGCCTTCGTTCCCCAAATACTGGCCTCTTGCGAGGTCAGTACTCTCTCTGCTGGAAAGGCACCAAAACCGTTATTGACACCTGTGTTGTTTCTCGGCACAAGTGTCCCACGGTAGTAGTGCATTCCAGTCCCGGAAGCATTCAACCAAGAATGCTTAAAATCCGGATGCGAAGCATTGGCAAACGTCTTCGTTGTATAGAAGGCGTGGCCGTTGTCATAAGAATCCTTTTGGGATTCAGACAACGCTGTTTCACCTTTGAATCCGTTTCCGGAAACATCGGTGAACTCAGCAATAGCTTCAGCACTGAGCGGGTCCTCTTCCACAGCAAACCTTGAAAATGTCCGGAAGGACGTGGTTTTCTGGGTGGGTGTCAGGCCAGGAAAGTCAACCATCGGTTGACCTGAAATCCCATTCGTTGGGTTCTCTTGAACCTTCAGACGAGATTCCAGGTTCCTGGTCTGTGTCTTGATCGTCATGGATCTCCTATGGTAATCGCTGGTCAGGCGATCCCCAACCGAAATGCCTGCTCTGCGTTTAGCGCGGTCGGGTAGACAAGTGGACGGGAACGTCATGGAAACATTCTCGCAAGCATCAAGCACTGTGGGGG